ATCCTGGACCCATAAGCGCGGGATTGTACCAAAAGAAGCGCAAATCATCACCGCAGGCGCAGACGTCCAGTTAGACCATATGTGGTATACCATCAGGGCCTGGGGGCCAAGACTTACTTCGTGGCTTGTTGAGTATGGCCGGGTTGAAACGTGGGACGAGCTTGAGGAGGTTATTCTCCACAGGCGATACTTAAACGAATACGAGCAAGAGCGTATCGTTAACCTTGCTATGATCGATACCGGATACCGGACGGATGAGGCTTATGATTTTTGCGCGATGTTTCCTGGAATATGCTTGCCCGGCAAAGGATCATCAAAAAAGCTAAACGCCCCTTACACAGTCTCGACGATTGAAAAAGAGATTCATAAAGGGATGAAATTATATATCATAGACACGGAATATTTCAAAGACTTTATTGCAGGCAGACTTACTAAAAACCCAGGCGATCTTGGGGCGTGGATGGTGTTTGAAGATTGCCCTCGCGAATTTGCCGAACATATTACCGCTGAACACAAGGTATCTGAAAAAGACCGGAAAGGCCGCATTATCCAAACGTGGAAACCAATCGGCAGTCACGCCATGAACCATCTACTAGACTGCTCTGTTATGGACGCTTGCGCCGCTGAAATATGCGGCGTTCGCTATTTGCGAAAGGAAGACCCGCCGAAAAGGGAACCACCAAAGAATGAAGACAAACCCAATCAGTGGGTGAACGCTAACCAGAATTGGTTAAATCGACGATAAAGGGGTGATCTTGGTGGCAATAAAAACATACAGAGAACAACTTGAAGAAGTTCAGGCTGCAATTTCCGCAGTTCTTAGCGGCGCACAAGATTACCAATTGAACGGTCGCAGGATTACCCGCGCTAACCTCGGTGAACTTGATAGGAGAGAAAAATATCTCAGGGCCATGGTTGATCGAGAAACTAATGGCGATGGGGTTTTGGCGAGGTGGGGAGAATGAAAAAAAGTCGTTTGGAGCAATTTATTACCCGCATTTCGCCAGAGATAGGGTTTAGATACGAAGAATACCAACAGAGCAGGCGGGAGTTAAAACTCGGCAAGCAAAAGGCGGAATTTTCTTTTTTAGAAAATGCGATCGCCATGTTTTCCCCCGAACGGGCCTGGAGGCGCGCTCTTTATCGTCAAGGCTTACGGGACTTTTCCGATTTTAATTATCGTGCCGCCAGACAAGGACGATTCCGTGAAAGCTGGGCTCCGACGAACTCAACGCCAGAAATAATCGACAAGGGCGGCAGGGATGTTCTGAGAGCCAGGGCGCGAGATTTGGAACGAAATTCAGACCTTGCTAAAGCCGCTGTCGAGGCGATTGTTAGAAACGTTGTAGGAACAGGTATTCGCCCACAAGCAGCGACCGGAGACGAGGATTTAAACGATCTGCTAGAAAGCAAGTTTAAGGTTTGGGCCAAGGCGAGGAATAGCGACATTACCGGTCAAATGGATTTTTATGAACAGCAGGCGTTTCTCATCAGAAGACGGGTTTATGATGGCGAAATATTGGTCTTGAAAGTCGCTGATAAAAAGGCGCGCGTCCCGTTTAAACTCCAGGCGCTGGAAGCGGATTTGCTTGCTTCTGACATGCACAAAGCGCCGGGATCGAACAACTATGTGTTGTCCGGCGTAGAGATAAACGAGTATTACAAGCCTCTTGCGTATTGGTTCAAGCAGTCAAGTCCAGATGGACTGGAAATTCTTGACCCAAGGAGAATTCCCTCCGATCAGGTAATTCACCTGTTTCACAAGACGAGGGTTGGCCAAGCAAGAGGGATTCCTGAGATTGTCCAGGTTATGGAGGATATCAAAGATACAGACGATTACCTCGACGCTGAACTTGTGGCCGCTCGAATCGCCGCTTGTTTTGCGTTGTTCATCACGCGAACCGGGAGCGGTTCGGTAGGACGCAGTAGTATCGCCGATAATCCTGATGGTTCTGGTACAAAGATTGAATCTATTTACCCAGGCATGATAAAAGACCTGCTGCCAGGAGAAGACATCAAGAGCGCTAATCCAGCCAGGGCAAGCGCCGGGGTTAAAGATTTTATCGAGATTGAAACCCGCAAGATCGCCGCAGGAACAGGACAGAGTTATGAGGTTGTTAGCCGCGATATGTCGAAGTCCAATTACTCCAGCGCGCGCCAGAACAGCCTTGAGGACCGGAAAACCTGGGTTCCAATGCAAAATTTCATGATCAGTCATTTCTGCCAGCCAATTTGGGAGGAGTTTGTTACTTATTGCGTCTTGACCGGCGATGTTGAGATTAAAGACTTCTGGGACAACCCTGATAAGTATTTCAACGCGCTATGGATTGCTCCGGGATGGACTTGGATTGACCCGCTCAAAGAGGTTTTGGCAAGCACAAAAGCTCTTGAGGCCGGCATGACAACCCTTGAGAAAATATGCGCTGAAAAAGGCGAGGATTGGAAAGAAAACCTCGAACAACGTGCAAAAGAGCAGGAATATGCGAAAAAACTAGGGTTGACGCTTGGGCAGGTTAATCCATCACCGCCAGAAAAGATCCCGAAAAGCGGTAAGAATCGCGCGAAAAACGCCCAGCTCAAGCTAGAGATTGAAGGGAGTTGATAAGATGCCAAGCGCAAGAAAAAGCCCTCAAGGTCCAGGGAAAATGGATTTAAACTATATCCCATTTTCCATCGACCTGTCAGCAGAAGAACTCAAAATCGATGCGGAAAAAAGAACCATCGACCTATCGATCACCAGCGAAACTTTAGTAAGGCGCTGGTGGGGGAATATGGTTCTTGGGCATAACCCAGGGGAGTGCAGACTCCAACGAATAAAGACCGTAGGGTCTTTTTTGTTTGCCCATGGCAGGGACCCCCAACAAGGCGTGATGCCTGTTGGACCAATACTTGATGTATATCTCGATGAGAAAAACCGGAAATACCGCGCAAACCTAAAATTCGATACCGACGAACGCTCCGAGCTTATTTGGCAAAAGGTTCAAAGCGGCTCTCTGAAAGGCGTTTCGGTTGGGGTGCAATTTTATAAATTCATCAAGGTTGAGGCGGACGAGGAAGAACGCGGTTTTAAGGGGCCGGTTGAAATTGCTACTGACTGGGAGATTGTTGAGATTTCCCTAGAGCCTACCCCTGCGATTCCAAACGTTGGCGTGGGCCTATCGCTGTCTGAACCAGACGAAAGTCTGACAGAAATAAACAAACTGGAGGTAAATCAAATGAAATTTACTGTTACACGAGACGGTAAAGAGGTTCAAGTTGAGGAATCCGCGTTAACCTCCGAGGAACGGATTAAGCTCGGCTTGGATACTCCACCGCCTCCGCCCAAAAAAGAGGAGCTTGGAACCCCGGCGGCTCCTCAAGGACCGAGCGTTGAAGAGACGCTCAAAAAAGAACGGGAAAGACAAAGACAGATCCGGGCTATTTGCCTAAAAGCCGGGATCGAAGGAGAGGACCTAAACAAATATCTCGATGGCGAGTTCACGATTGAACAGATTCAGGGGTTTGCTCTAGAAAAATTGTCTAACGAGCGCTCTCCTCTCTCCAATGTGAAAGGCGATTTCAAGGACGAGACCGACAAATTCCGCGCCGCCGCAGTAGACGGGTTGTCTCAACGCATGGGAGTTAAAATCGAGAAACCCGCCCCAGGAGCCGGAGATTTTAGGCACTTCTCTTTGTCTCAACTAATGCAGTATTGTTACCAAAGAAAACACGGGAAGGCTTTCTGGGGTAGCCCTGAAGAGCTGTTTAGCATGATTGCCACCCCTGGAGAACGGCAATGGTTTGGGCTATCTGAAAGGCAGTCTGAACAGTTTTCAGGACCGTATGGAAGTTCCAGCGATTTTCCGCTGATCTTGTCCAACGTCGCCAATAAGTCAATGCTCCAAGCCTATCAGGAGACCCCTACCACTTACCAGGCTTGGACGGCAATCGGAAGCCTGAAAGACTTCAAAATTGCTACCGGCGTTAGAATGTCTGAGGCCGAAGGGCTGTTGCCAATAGGAGAACACGGAGAATTCATCCATGCTGAAATGGCCGAGACTGCAGTTCGCAGGCAGTTAAGCACTCAGGGAATCAAATGGTCCTTGACCAGGAAAATGATTGTCAACGACGATCTGGACGCGTTTTCCGAAATGCCCGCCGCTTATGCTCAGGCCGCGCGAAGGACCATTAACCTTGATGTGTATTGGACCCTGTTGAGCAATCCGATTATGGACGAGGATGGTCTACCGCTTTATACTGTCGGCGCTCCTCATAACAACCAGGCTGCTCCCGCTGGCGTTGCTGCTGTAAACGTCAACTCGTTGGCTGATGCATATGAGGCTATGATGCTTCAAAGAAACCTGCAGGGGCTGGCGATTGTCGGGGTTGAACCCAGATACATCTTGCTACCTCCGTCGCGACAGGTAACTGCGGTTCAGTTTTTAACATCGACGAGCGATCCTGCCCAGATTATTCCCGGTATCCCAAATCCATATTACAACAGGCTGGTTCCGGTTGTTGAGCCTTTGCTCCAGGTTGGAATTCCCGCCAGAGCAGGTCGCCAGGCCGTAGCTGGCTCCCAGACCGCATGGAGGCTAATGGCTGACGCGCGACAGGTAAAAACTATCCAGGTTGACTTCCTGAATGGGCGCGACACTCCGATTATGGAAAGTCAGGTGTCGTTTACCATGCTAGGAATCGAATACCGGATGTACCACGATTGGGGAGTCAAGGCATTTGACTACCGTGGAACCTACCTGAACACCGGGCAATAACCCACAACCTAAAATCTAAGAAAAAGCCTCATAAAACGGGGCTTTTTCTATTTAAAAACGAGGAGGAAAAACAGATGCCTAAGAAGTTAGAGGGATTTACAATCCCTGTTTTTAACCCTGGTCCGGCAGCTATCTCCAAGGACCAGATCATCTCTCTTGCCAACAGAATTGCGGTGGCCGCAGACGACATAGAATCGCTAACCGCCGGAGACGCTTGGCTGTGCGGCGTGTTCGATCTGCCCGCTGAACCTCTTGAGGTGTACGCGCAGGGAACGGTTCTCTATGCTGATATTGCCGCTCAAGTCATTACAACCGTTGCTCTTGGCAATATTCCAGCCGGGTTCGCCTATGGAGCAAAGGGGATAAACGAAACAACTGTACGCATTAAACTTTTTGAGAGCCTCACTTTCCCGCTTGGAATCCAGGCGCAAGTCGAGGCTCTTGAGCAGAGGGTCCACGGAGCCCCGACGATTACCGTTGGAGACGAGGACGCTAATGCGATCGTTGTAACAGTCCAGCTTAACGATGCGGCTAATAACCCTATCGCCGAACAGTGTTTAACCCGCGTTTGGCTGTCTGATGCCGCAGCTGGCGCTCTTTGCGCCGCAGCTCCTTCGGGGAATGTTGTTGTTTCTACAGCAGGGGCGGTAGTCGCTTCTCCAGCCGCGAAAACCCATCTACTGGTGGCCTCAGACGCTACCGGCGCTTTCGATATCAGTATCACCGAGGCCGGCGCGAAAGTCTTGTTTTTCAACGTAGAATACCAGGGTTATATTACCAGCGCAGAAGTCGAGTTCGTTTAAGAGGAGGGTCAACTCCCTCCTCTTGCTCTTTTGGAGGTGGTAATACTGAACTTTAGAGATTACATGATCGCCGACGTTGATATGTTTCTGAATACCGATGAATTTGCCGAAATGGTCACGTATTCTGGAACCGGGCAACAAGTAAAGGCGGTTATCG